CGGGTAACATTACTTCAATAAACGTTGTGACCATGTTCATTATGGGAGGTTTGATACGTGTTATTGGAGATCCTAATCTAACACCATTTGAACAACCCAAAGTCAATTTGGAAACTGGTATCTTGGCTGTCTTGGCACCTAACACGGCCATCGAACCCATTTATATTAATTGTGCCTTTGTTGATATAGCAGCTGGTTTGGCGGTACATGTGGGTAATCCGAATAATTTCTTCGTGAACGTTATTGGATGTGGTATTGTTAGTGTGGATATTGATATTATGTATTTAGTTACGGGCAGTTATTTATACATGGAAAATAATGATGCGGGACAAGTATCTATTCTTAAATCTGATGACAACATTATTTTTATACAAAGTGGTGCCCTTGCGACTGTCATTGGAAATTCTACGTGCAGTATTGAAGCCAACGATATAATAACGAACACACCACCCCTAACTGTTGCCATTCTGACAGAACCATCAGTCGACCAATATTTTAGTGAAACCTTGATTAGATGTGATCGTTTGATTATTACGGGATCCGGTCTTGAAATAGAACAACAACCCTTGATACATAATCAAGCAGGATTTATTTTTATTAGAGCTTTGACATATTTATTTGATGGTGATTATGTTATTGGTGTTGTGGCAGAACCAGAAACCATAACTATGTTAGACCTAATGAATGTAAGTACTGGAAACACTACGGCAGAATTTTTCCACAATAGATCTTTTAGTTATGTCATATGTGGTAATATTACTATGTCGTCAAATTGTTTCTTGATGGAATCCAATGGTTTTATGGGAGCTGAAATTAATAGCATTAATATTTTTGGAGATGGTGTTGCCATAAACCTGCAGGAAAATTCTAGTGTTAATGGATCTGCTAAACGAATTATCACCAATACTGGCAGTATTATCCGAAGCCAAACTGATGGCAACATTAGTTTGTTATTTAATGAGTTTATTACACAAGGTGGCCAACCAGGTAATATTTGTTTGGATTTTAACGGCCCTGGTGATGCTTCTCTGGTAGGATGTGTTATTAGCACCGGAAATTGTGACACTGGTATTCGTATTAATGATGGAGCCAGATTATTCTTGAGTCTGAATACTTTATTTAGTAATGATATTATTATTCCTTTTGATTTTTCTGCTGATTTTGGTGGATTTGATTTCGTTTATTCGACCATTAATATTAATAATTTGAATAGTAGTTCGCCGGCCGTTTTCAATATTGGTGGTGGTATCATTACTATGATTGGAGCCACCATCACGGTCAGTTCCAACGATCCCATTTCGGCTCCAGTATTTAATTTGAGTGGTTCTGCTAATTTCAATGGTACTGTCGAACGCATTCAAACAAATGGTCCATTAATGTTTAATACTTCAGATAATGTGATAGATTTGGAATATATGCGTGCAGTTTTGGCAACCAATATTGCACCACAAATTCCCGTTTTGGAATCCAATTCCGGTATTGTTCAAATTGAGGGAGGTGATACAGATATTTATGGTGTTTATAATGGAGATCCAGCAGAAGTTTTCGTTCGATTGGTTGGTAACGGCCAACTCAATATATATTTGGGTGAGGTCAACACATCATTTCCTGCTATTTATGTGGCTAGTCAATCGGAACTTTGGTATCATGCAGAACAAACTAATTTCTTTAGTGGTATAGACAATGCTATGATTCAAATTAGTTCTCCGGGCGATGGTTATTTGTATACTATTGGTGGATATTTTAAAACCAGTGGCAGCACTGTTGTGGAATTTGATGCTAATTCCGGTGCATGTACTTTGCGTGTTTTGTCTTCTATTTTTGTTTCGAACAGTTTTGCCATTGATAGTGCCTCTGGATTACAAACTGTTGTCATGTCACCATCCATTTCCAACCAAAATGTTGGTATCGATATTGTTTTAGTACCGGCTGGTACTCTCTTTGTGGACCCATCTGTAATATAATTTGCTTTTAATTTTTTGACAATATCATTATCAAAAAATTAAAACAATATCTATGTTCGTATGTTTCTCGGTATATTTGATGTTTCACAACCAAGTTATAATTTATCCAAAAAATCTGTCAATGGTGGAACATCCGATGACAGACCTTTGCGGATTCTGGCTTCGCTCACAATTTTGTCGGCGAAAGTTGATTTGTCAAGTGGATTTCCAGGAACAATACGCCAATGATTAAAAATTAACTGGGTAAACCCCTGGCGACTTGTATTTTCCCTGATATATCCACAAAATCCAAATAATTCCAAATTTGGATTATGTTGCTTTTTTTGGAAGATAACATTTCTTGATTTGACTTTTGTTAATGCATGTGGATAATTGACTTAGAATAACAACATCTGGGGTCAAATCAATTTGTGAACTTGATGCCAAATCCAATGTTGGATATGGTTCCAGGATATGCATCATCATGGCCATGGGATTTATTTCTTTGGCAGTCAATACACATTTTAGTAATTCCGCGGAAAAACCTGACAACATAGCAACATTGTTTTCATTAGAGGTAAGCGGCATAGTATTAGCTGAACTAGTCCGTAAATTCCAACAAATAATGTTAGGCAATTGATATCCAGCTTCGACATATGTTCGTCTGGCATAATCTAAAGTGGATTCCGACCCGTGACAACAAGAATCAAATTGCATGTCCGTGAAAATAAATAAAGTTTTGACCATTTCTTCCTGAGTTAATTTGGCAGCGATGGCTTCTTTCAAAATGATATCAAAAACGGCCCTCAAATTAATTGATCCACCCCATGGTGCTTTTCCAAGACATTGTACTTGTTCTTTGAGATTGTTGCCTAATAAATGATGCCAACTTGGTTTTTCATGAAAAGTAATTACTTTACCATGAAATGGTCCTGTAGTGCATTCTGCCACCAAAATACCCAGAGCAATGGAAACAGACATGGGTTGGCCAAACATGGATCCTGAAACGTCAACCACGGCTGTTACATTTTTGAAAGCACCAGAATCTATAACACGATTTTTGATTTCAACCCATTGGGCTTCGACCAACGGATCCAACTCACTATTTCGATCAAGATAAGTGGAAACAAGTTCATGAGGTTGAATGCCTTTCACATTGACTTTGGTTCGGCCGGTTGCCAAGTTGTTTAAATATTGTTTGTAAGATAATTGTAATTGTTTTCGTGGTTCGCTCTCAATACCAATGGCATTAGTAGTGCGCATAAAAGCAGGTTTCATTTTCATGTGTGCAACCGCAGGTAATTTTGAGAAATCTATTTTATCATATTGATGTGTGGACATTAATTTTTCCAAAATAGTTAGGTGATTTCGCAATTTACTCAACATTTGACGATAAGCTTTGACTGATATACCAAGTGTGATCATAATTTGTTTGGCGGCATAAGTGGGATGTTTATTAAAATGACTATATTCCGAGGGAGCCCACTTACCACATAATGAAATGGCCACTTTGGTTTTGTCATTGGTGTTGGTATGTTGTTCGAGAGATTCCATGTCTTTTTTAAGTTGGTCGGCAAATAAATTAGTTTCAAATGTTAAATCCTTATTACATCTTATATTAGGTAATCTCGATGTCATTTCCATGACTCGCAATATATCTTTCCAACAACCATAATCAAGCATTTTAGCCAAAATTAATTGGTAGACATGGGGATCTAATTTTTGTTTCAAATAAGTGATAATAACAATGGGAATTAATTTTTCCCCTTTGCCACCGCGAATATCACGCAAATTCATTAGTATCTTGCTGGCAGTTACAGGATTCTCTGCCCAAGCCTTGGCAAAACTATCCAAATAATCTTTTGGTTCGGCATTGCGTGTAATTTTGGTGAAAAAATCCAAACAAGCACTACCGGAACTGACATGAGCAGGGTCTGAGTTCTCCGTCAAAGCAGTGTATTTAGTTTCCATGTTGATGGATACTTAATACACAATATAACAAATCTTTATATAGTTTTGTTAATCCTGATTTTTGCTCGTGATTGATGATTCAGAGTGTTGTATTGACTTCTTTCATGAGTCTGACAAAATTAGTATCACGGTTAATAAGTAATTGGTGGGCACAATCAATTAATGCTTTCATATCTTTTTCTGATTCAGACATTTTTTCTGCATCCATAAGCATTTTTGCAATGGAATTAATGGTCTGTGGATCAATATAATATTTGATTTTATCGGCCAAAACACTATTAGTGGATATATCAGGTTTAACACAATTTTCCTCGGTCCAATTTCCATTAATAGCGTTGCGTAACATATTAATAAAGTATTGTAAAATTATTTTAATACTGATATCTTCTTGATATGTATAATTTTGTAATTTTTGCAATCCAAGAATACTGTATTTGGTAATAATTTTAATACTTTCTGACATTTGTTCATCCATGGGAATTTTTTCGGTACCATCCAACAAATACCACTTGATGGCTTTAAGGAAGGGAGTATTTAAATTAGAAATATCAAATCGACTGTCACGATTTTTGGTGCGTTCAATCCATTGGTAATATGTATTTCCTTGAATGTACAATACATAATGGTTAATAGCCAATTTCGTGCCTTCTTCCATAAAATGCAACAAAGCCACTTTGCATAAAGATGTTAAGGGATCAATAATATAACTCTTGTCGTCAACCATTATATATAATGATACTAATATTATCTTCGCGAAGGAAGATATATTCGTTATGTTATTTATTTGTTCAATTTTTTGATTATATTAAAGTGGAAGAGTTTGCGGAACCAAGGTTGGTATAAATTATAATATATTAAAAATTGATTTATTTTTGGGCTAAAATATTGGATGCATCTAAATTTAGTATCAACTTTAAGCATGACAAGTCAAATTAGTTCTGATTTTTTGTTGGGTTTGATATTGGAAGAGAATAAGCATTTGAATTTAATTGATTTTATTAACAAGGACAACAAAGCCTGTCTTTATTGTTGCGTGTGTGTTTCCATGGCAGTGGCCAATAAATATCAAAGAATCCAAGAAATTTTTACCGAGACGGATTTATTTTTGTCTGAGTATTTCGAAATATATGCCAATGCCATGGATAATTATCGCAGTTTGGTAAAAACAAATATTAGACAAATCTTAATTGATGAGGCCAGAATATTTTATCCATTGACTTTGGAAACAAAAATGATAACCAATCTGGTCACAGATCCTGCACAACGTGTTGTCTATGAACAAATAATGGACCAGATTAAAACAAATCATTCTTATGTATTGCTATTGCGGGATGATATTGTTTTCGTCATTATTCATTATGAAAATGACAATTTTATTATTATAGATCCACATATCGAATTCTGTGGCATTTTATCTGCTGGCCGAATTTATCGTTACGTCACTTATGATGCTGTGTGGGATTTATCGGTTCGTTGTTTATATCCACCTGTGACAGAAACTGAGTCCGTTACAGTGCCCACTATTGATCCCGCCATGGAACTTGTAGTAGCTGAACATATTGCCGAAGCCATAAATACTCCAATCTTCGAAATTGAGCAGATGCAACATGATGCATCCCAAGAAGAAACACAATCACAAATATCATGACAATATAATTTGACCTCATTACTAATTTTTTTATTGCCAATATAAATTAGTAATGTCACAAATGTCACAAATTCATCCAATCATCAAAAAAATTATCGATGCCGATACTGATACTTTTGTTATATTTTTCATTTATGAATGTCCTTACTCCATGAAAGCCCTTGATTTCATGAAAGATCGAAATCTCAAATACAAAGGTTACAACATTAATAGTATCAACGGTGGTATGTCCAGATTATTACAAATACTGAATCAAAATGCATCAATGATAAATTTTGATCCTAAACACAAAACCAAACCCATTATATTTGTCAATGGACAATTTGTGGGAGGTTTTCAAGATTTACAACGTTTGGTGGATAATCATTGAGTAAATTTCGAGCCCGACTCAATATATTAAAATATATTTCAAGTTGGAATACATTGGAGTATATTCGTTAATAAATGGAATACCTGTCATGTTATTTTTTTCTAACTAATTTATAAACATGGACAAGGCAATGAGATATGCTGATTTAAAAAAACAAGTGACAGACATAATTCTGAGAATAGATTTGGATAATTTATTGTCTGAGGCATTAGAACAAAAATATAATGTTTACTTGATTTGGGGAAGTTTATCCAAGCAAATTTTTTGGACCAAAAATAAGTGGCGCCTATCCTATCAATATGATAAGGCGGTACATGAAATATACCAATATATTTATTGGCATATTGATAAAATTATCAAAATAAATGTATCTTCAAACAATTATATATCACCAAACAACCGTAATATTATTATTTACTTGCCACATATTCGTTATTTGAATAAACGGATCAAGAAATATTTTTTGTAACGTATTAATTGATGTTTATAACCAATTCATCATAATCAACGTATTGGTTTTCATCAACAATTTCAATCTCGGAAACACGAGGACATCCCAAAATGGTTTTCCTGAAATTATTTTGGATTGGATCCTCATACATTTCTTCCTCAACTTGATCATCGATCGAATCAAGATTTAAATCATTCACTATGTTATTACTTACATCATCATAATTTATTGCATTTGTTCCGGTCAATAAATGATTGTTGCCATAATAATTATCTGTAATAAATGGCATATATCTCATTTGTGAACAATTCCAAAAATTATCATTATCCAAACCATAAAGTTGTCGTCGAAGTTCTTCCCCGTCTTCCAATGAATAACACGGATCAGTGGATTGATCATCATCCAACAAAAATTGAATGTTATCATTATCAGAATTAAAATTTTCATCCGGGTCGGAAATACATGAATCTGATATTTCTGAATTTATTTTATTGTCGTCACTATCATCGTTTGATGATGAACATAATCCTTTAAGCCTCTCATAATGATTAATAGTTGGCATAATGACCCGATTAAGTAATTGATTTGTGGCAATCACATTATCATCCTGATACATTTCAATGCACTTATCCAGGTCGGCAATAATATTTTCTTTGAATTTTACCAATAGAATGATATTTTCGGTCATGTTTATCTATTTATTATTTTAGGTAAAATGCATTTATATATCAAATGTATTTTAATCAATTTTTTTAATGGCTCGTATATTAGTTTCTTTGGAACTATACTTTTTGGGATGATTGGTTGGTTGGAAATTTAGTTTGGTAGCCAAATAATTATCTTTTTTTGACGATAAATAATTAACACTCAGTTTGTGGGGATCAAAGGTCCGATGCCAATTCATAGTATTCGTGTCAATGTCAAGTTCAATTATATTGTCCGGAGATACAATGTTTGTTGTATCCACTGGTAAATTATTGGGCAGATTAGTTGGAGATTCCTCAGACTTGTTATTATCATTATTTAACCTCCATTCATTTTTCTCATCTTGATTTTTTTTCGTAAAATTATGACAAACAATCACAAGTTTACCATGGGCAATATTATTTCGTTCCAAAATTTTGGGTATCATTAAACAAGTGGGCCAATTGGTTGTTTTTCTCTGATAGGCATCGGACCTTCTTTCTTTCTCAATAATCATAAACTACTCTTACTATCAAAGTTATATGATTGAAGATTTATTTTTTCAGTTTTTTATTGTGTTTATTCAAAACGTAATAAAAAACAATGCTCAGAATTTATTCTAATTTATTTTAAAGTCTAATATATTCTTTAATTTATCAGATTATTATGTTTAGCGGTTCTTGGAATTCTTAGAATTCTTGGAATTTTTAGATTTTGGAGCATTCTTTTTGGTTGGTTTACCTTTGGCATTTTTTGATTTTTTCGGTGTTTCTTCCTCGGATTCACTACCAGATCCATTATCCGAACCATCATCCGAACCATCATCCGAACCATCATCCGAACCATCATCCGAACCATCATCCGATCCATCGTCAGAACCATCATCCGATCCATCAGCCTCGGAAGAAGAATTCAAGACCATCTTTTTGGATTGTTGTTTATTCTTGCTCTTGTTCTTAACGGGTGTGGCATCATCATCAGATTCATCGGATTTATCCTCATTGGATTCTTCAGCTCCTGATTCATCCGAGTTCTCAGATGATGAACTATTTACCATCTTTTTTTTATTTTGTTTGGTTTTTCTAGATTTGGAATTCTTCGAACTGGAATTATCTGAATCATCTGAATCGTTATCCGATCCAGAATTTTCTGCAGATTCATCTTCCTCGGAATCAGAATCATTGGATTTTTTCTTGGCATTTTTACTCTTGGTCTTTTTGGCGAGAGGCTCCGGTTCAGCATCTGAACTATCATCTTCATCGACATCTGAATTATTTTTGGACGACTTGGTGGGTAATTTTTTGTTTTGCTTGGTCTTCATTTTCTTATCGGAATCAGAAGATTCATCATCACTATCTTCGGCTTGATCTTCCATCGCATTATCTTCACTATCCGAGTCCATACGACTGCCAGATTTTTTGCCACCAGTTTTGTTTATGATATCAATCATACTATTTAATTCGTCCTTGTCTGCTTTGTTATGAGTATAGTCTTTCAACATATTGTACAATTTGTCACGTGCTTTTTCAATAATGCTTCCACGAATTAAATTTTTAACAAACATTTCCCGACAAATTGCCCAATTATTAGTATCTCCGGGATCTAATTCAGGGATTTCCAAATCAGAAAGACCAAGTTGTTTATGTAATTTCTTGTCATCCAAATTTAAATTCCCAATATCAGCTTCAGAAAAATTTGAAAAATCAATACATTTCGAATCAGATGCTTTAGAATCTTGCGATTCTTTATTTGATTTGCTCTTAGATTCTTTGATGTCTTTAACTTTTTTTGTTTGGATAGTTTTTTTGGCCATTAATAATCTGATATTGGTTTAATATATTATGGTTTTATATCAGATAATTATTTTTTCAATTTTTTTAGAACGATGATCATCATTCCAAAAAATTGAATAACAGATTATTTTGCGTATATATTTTGGCATATATATATACAACACTTAAATATGAACATCGTAAATGATTGGGTCTCAATTTTGATTAATAATCGTGAAAAATTAATCGAAAAACTACAACAAAATTACTCGTACCAATTTTTGTCAGAATTATTTGCTGACATTAATACCGAAACCAATCCCCAAATCAAAATTACTCCTAATGATAAAATTCTATATCGTTTACTGTCAGGGAATTACCAAGATAGTCGCTGCCAACATAGTGCTATCGACTGGATTCCATCAGAAGAATTAGTTAATGGAATTGTAAAATTGGCTGAGCATTTTAAAATTGAACACATCGAGGAAATGTATAGTGGCTTGGGAATATTATCTGGATTACTTGCCAAGAAAACAAGTATTAATATTACAACCGCCGACATTATATCGGACATAAATACATCGATCAAACTTATTCCCATGGCACGGAGAGGCATATCTGATTATCAATATTATTCCGTCTTGGGAGAAAAATGTCCGGATATGGTCATTTCCACTTTCTATCCAACGGGCGAAGACAATGATACATACACACAGGAAATATCTAACCTAATCAGAAGCAATAATCATAAAATAATCATCATTATCGCACCCGTCACGTATACCAAAATATATGAATTATTTCATGTGCTAACCATTGTTGGACATTACAATATTTTTAGTTACCATGTTAAAGCTTTGGATAAATTTTATTATGTGTATAATTTGGTCAACAATATTTATCCATCATTCATGTTGGCACACATTATTATTAAAGATGTTGATAAACCAACAGAAACCACAATTGAAAGATTGTTTGGTGAAGC